GGGAAGGAGAAGAGGGAAGGAGCGTACTGTGACTCCTGCTGAGGTTGAGGCATTGTTTATGTCAAATAATGCACAGCTAACTACAGCACAGAAACAAGCATACTCTTCCCTATTTAATCAGGTCAAGAAAGAGTCAGCTATGGGTAGTGATATAGCACAGGAAGTGTTGTCCAAGTTGTTCCAACAAGTAGTTGGAGAAGACGTAGCTAATCTGGGATTTGAAATGGTCAATGGTACTATGTCTAACCTAGAGCCTATACGTAATATACTTGAGCAGTATGGTGATGACTTCACGCCTGACTTAAATATACAATGGGATGATATGGACATTGAGACACTGCTCTCTAAGAATGACTTGGAAGCACAGTGGACATTCAACATACCTACACTTACACGTAAGGTAGAGGGTGTGAACGAAGGACACTTGATAGAGGTAGGTGCGAGACCCAATACAGGTAAAACATCCTTCCATGCGAGTTTAGTTGCAGGGCCAAATGGTTTTGCACAGCAGGGTGCTAAGTGTGTAATACTATGTAATGAAGAAGGCACACATCGTGTTGGTGCTAGATACTTAACAGCAGCTACAGGCATGACTATGCAAGAAGTTAAGCAGAATCCTAGTAAGGCTAGAGACATATACAAAAACATTAGCGAGAATATTAAAGTAAAGGATGCTACTGGAAGAGATATGTCATGGGTAGAAAGTGTATGTAAATCTTATAAACCTGATATAGTTATACTAGACATGGGTGATAAGTTTGCTCGTACACAAGGATTTGCTAGGACAGATGAAGCACTCAAGGCTAATGCTATTCATGCAAGACAGATTGCCAAGCAACATGAGTGTGCTATATTTTATATGTCACAGCTATCTGCTGATGCAGAGAACAAGGTTGTGCTGAACCAAGCAATGATGGAAGGCTCACGGACAGGTAAAGCTGCTGAAGCTGACTTGATGATACTTATAGCTAAGAACCCACCTGTAGAAGGACAGGAAGAAGAAGATACACAACGTCACCTAAACGTAGTAAAGAATAAGCTGTCAGGTTGGCATGGTATTGTACACTGCGAACTTAACTACAAGACAGCGAGGTATGAAGTATGAATCAGGGTGAATTGTTTGATCTAGACATTGTACAGGAGATAATTGAAGATGGTTATGTCTGTATTAAATGTGATATAAGACAGTCTCTTAGTAATTTTCAGCAGATGAGTTACAAAAATACAGAGAATGCTGAAGTAAAAAGAACATGTAGATCTTGTAGTTCTGGACATAGAAAAGTAATTGCTGAGTTAAGAAAGAAAAATATATATCCACAGGACACAAACTATACCTGTCCTATGTGCACCAGAACCATACAGGAAGTTAATAAGTATAATCAAAAACTTCTAGGTACTTGGGTATTAGATCATTGCCACGACACAGACACATTTCGTGGTTATATATGTAAACATTGTAACGATGGCTTGGGTGGGTTTAAAGATGACTTGACAAGGATAGTTAATGCTGTTAGATATATGGAGAAGCATAAGGAGATATTGAATGACCAATGTAACAGTACTTGATGTAGAAAATACAACTATCAAAAGAAACAATAAACTTATGCTTGATCCTTTTGAAGCAGAAAATTCTTTGACAATGGTTGGTATGTTAAATCACTCTGGAGAAAAGATAGTTACGTTTGATCACAGTGAGCAACAACCTACCACTGAAGGGGGAAGTATTGTCCAGAACATTCTGGATGATACACACCTCTTGGTGATGCAGAATGCAATACACGACTTAACATGGCTATGGGAATCTGGCTTTACCTATACTGGAGAGATCTTTGACACCATGCTAGGTGCTTATATAATACAGCGAGGACAGAAAGAACCATTGAGCCTTGAGTATTTAGCAGAACGATATAACTGTGATACACAGAAGATGGGTACATTAAAGGATTACTTCAACAAAGGTTACACAACCAGAGAGATACCACATGAAGAGTTATCACAGTATTTGTCTGCTGACTTACATGCTACTATGGAGTTGTATAACAAGATAGATGTTAAGCTGACAACAGAAGATAACGGCCTAGTGGACACAGTAAAACTAACTAACCAGATCTGTGTACATCTTGCTCGTATATACCAGAGAGGGTTTAATGTTAATACAGAAGCTCTTGAAGAGGTACGTAAGGAGTTTGAGGCTGAGAAACAAGAGTTGTTAGCTAAGTTACAGGTTCAGGTGCATGAGCTAATGGGTGACAGACCTATTAATCTTAATAGCCCAGAGCAGTTATCATGGATTATATATAGCAGAAAGCCACACGATAAACCTATGTGGGCTAACTCTTTTAGTCCAAGGTTAACACCAACTGAGTTTAGATCAATAACAAAACAGAACTCTATTGTATTGTATAAACAGAAGGCACGACAGTGTACTACATGTAAGGGTACAGGTAAGATACGTAGGACAAAGAAGAATGGAACACCATTTGTTAAGACAAGTAAGTGTTTAGAATGTAAGGCTGAAGGATTTCTATTTACTAATACAGATACCATAGCAGGGCTAAAGTTTGCAGCACCTAATCCAGATTGGGTTAGCTCACACGGATTTAGTACGAGTAAGGACAATCTTATAAAGCTAGAGACAAATGCTAGAGAAAGAAACTTTCAGACTGCTGTTGTATTTTTGCAACGGGTTAGAAGATTATCAGCACTAGACACATATCTATCTAGCTTTGTTGAGGGTATATCTACACATATTAAATCAGATGGTATGCTACACGTTCAGTTACTACAGCACAGGACAGGTACAGGTAGGTTGTCTGGGGCTAACCCCAATATGCAAAACATGCCACGTGGTGGTACATTTCCTGTAAAGAAAGTGTTTGTATCACGATGGGAAGGTGGGAAAATACTTGAGGCAGACTTTGCACAGTTAGAGTTTAGAGTTGCTGCATTCCTAAGTCAGGACAAGATAGCTATACAAGAAGTGTCAACAGGCTTTGATGTACATAGTTATACAGCTAAAGTTATCAGTGATGCAGGGCAGAAGATCTCACGCCAAGAGGCTAAGGCACATACATTTGCTCCCTTATATGGAGCGAGTGGGTTTGGTAGGACAGAGGCAGAAGCGTCTTACTATAAGCAGTTCACTACTAAGTACAAAGGTATATCAGAGTGGCATAAAAGATTAGCTACTGAGATACTTAGTACTGGTAAGATCAAAACACCATCGGGTAGAGAGTTCGCATGGCCTGATGTACAGCGTAGACGCAATGGAAGTGTGACATATTTCACACAGATAAAGAATTATCCTGTTCAATCCTTTGCAACTGCTGACATCGTACCCATATCTCTGATATACATAGATAAGTTATTAGAAGCAAATAAGATGAAAAGTTGCATAGTAAATACAGTACACGACAGTATAGTCATTGATGTACATCCAAATGAGGTAGATAAGGTTATACGAATAGTAAAAGCAACGAATGATAATTTAATTAATATAGTAAACAATAAATGGAACATAGACTTTAACGTACCTCTACTATTAGAGGCAAAAATCGGAGATAACTGGCTTGACACAAAAGATGTGGCATGATATAACTAAGAACCTTATGAAAGATAAAAGGAGAAATAAATGAATGAGATAGCAAATATAAATACTAATGATTATACAGCAATGGCTAAAGCTATGGGCATGGTAATGGACACGGGAGCTAATAAAGATAAGGCAGATGCCCTAGCTCGTGTGCGTATTAACCATTCACCTATCATGGGTAGGTCAGAAGTTAATGGTAAGATGGTGAACGTGGAAGTTGTAAGTGGTGGTACATATAAAATAGACATACCAGATGGGCCAACATACTATTCTGACACAGCTACCATACGTCCTTACATGCAGAGGTTTATGCACAAGCGTTTTATTATGAAGACAGCAGACTCACCTAACAGGTATGTAAAGACTGTGATGGCAGACAACCTAAACATTGATCTGAAAGATAATGATGGTGGTTTTAACTGTGGTAAACCTGCAGGGTATATACCAGACTTCAAGTCTTTACCTGAGAAGATGCAGGATCTATTGAAACAGATCAAGCGTGTACGTGTACTGTTTGGTACTATAGAGTTGGACAATCCTGTAGATGATACTCTCTCTCCC